CTAGGTTATAGTTAGCAGTAATTAGTCCTTCTGGACGTAGAATTTTACGTCCGTAGAGTTGCATACCACGAACGATATCTGCGAATGTGTCTGGTGAGCGGAAGCTCTCAGTTTTCGCAATTTGGTCTGCTACCGCTACTGCAGAGTCGTGACCTGCAACGATAACACCGTAGTTAGCTTCTGAACCTGCAGACGCTGAAGTACCCGGACCTGTACCTTCGTATGGAAGGTTGTTCGAAGAGTACACGCGGAAGCCACGGATAGTGTTTGGCATACGTCCGTTACGGACTTCGCCTTCTCCACCGTAGTCAGCGTTGACCAACTTCGCGTCTTCATCCATTAGGATTTCTTTGAAGACTGGGTCTACTACAACCCAACGACCATCTGTGTCTACGTTAGCTGCATCCAGTAGACGAGCCATACGGTTTAGGATAGCTAGTGGTGAAGTAATACCACCAGCACCGCCACCCGCTGCAGTTGGGATAGAAGTGACTTCTGCTTCACCGCCAATATCAGAACCACCAAAGTTTGTGATATCCAATTTGTGCGCTGCTAGAAGTTCGTCGTTTCCTGCATTTGTGTCGGCTTTTGTACCGCCTGTATCTAGTGCAGTACGGCGACCCCATGCAGAACCTGACCAATCCCAACCAGACATATAGCCTAGTACTTCACGGTCAAATGCGTCACGTAGTTTAAAACCTGCGCGATCTGTAGCCAAATCTACGAAGCTCACGTGGCTGTGTGCCTCTTCGATGTCATCGATGGCGAACTGGAAGTAGTTTGCTTCGGTGACGACCATTGTGAAGTCAGCATCTGTCAAATCTTGTGTCGCAAGTGTTGTACCACGTGCATAAGAGTTGATTGTGATGTCAGGTTCTTTAATGATCTTAACGCTATCGCCCATGTTTGCGATTTCTCCAGCGTATTCCGTATTTGTCACATCTTCTACAACTGAAGAGTTACGAAATGCCTTCTGGACTTTTTTAGAATAGATTACTGGCGAGAAATTACCATTTGGTAAGTTGCCGTAACCGCCTGCTGATGGAAATGCCATTTTGTGTGTCTCCTAAATGAAATGGCTTGAAATATGCCTCTGATAGTATTCAAACAAATGCAAAGGCTGCTAAATCAGATAAGATAAACGCAGTGTCAGTTCGTAAGGAGTGTCGCCAGAGCGGGTCCAAACTAGCTGGTAGACTTAGTATTTTATCTGGAGGGTAGAGTAGAGGTATACCAATGAATAAGGTGTCTCGACTCTAATTAATACAATGGGTTCATTGTAACATAATAACGTAATTTAATCAACACTTAATTACGTAACTTAACGGGCTGCACCCGATATATCATAGACAAATGCGCCTGAACGCATAGCTTCACTAATGGCTGCTTCGTTTTGTTCAAATTCACGATCAGACATAGCTGCTACCATGCTCTCAGAGAACTTTGCCTTACCGCCTGACGTAGGAGCCGAAGGTGTTGATCGGGCTACTGCTTGGGCGGCTGATTTCGTTGACTTACCGCCACGTTTCAAATCTGCTTTATACAGATCGATTGTACGAGCGGCCCACTTAGCGTCAGAGTTATTCTTGTACACACTGTCTTGCATTGCACTAGGTTGTAGGGCTACCCATTCGTGGAACTTAGGGTCTTGCCTAATCTGTGCGAAGTCAGGATGTAGCTTCATAAGTTCTTGCTCTGCGCTCTGGCGGTGAAGTTTACGTTCAAAATTCTCTACTTGTTGTAGACGCTTTTCACCCTCTAGTAGAGCTTCGTTGGCACGCTTACGTGCAATAGTGTCTACAATCTTGGCAACATCTGGATAGCGGTTACTCCACTCCTCAATTTCCTCGTCCGTCTTAGGGAACTTGATTTGTTGGCGAGTGGCGGCATCTAGTTGTGCCTTCATTTGTGCTATCTCTTTATCCTTCTGGTCACGTACCGTCTGGATGTGCCGTTGAATGTCCTGATACCGTTTCTTATAGCTTTCCTCTTCGGCATTTAACTGTTCAGTAGGTGGCTGTTGCTGGGCCAACTCCTCGCTGTATGTCAAATTATCATCAGGTTCTGCGGCTCGTTGATATTTTCTTTTTTGCATGATTTCCTCACTGGGTCCGACAAGTCGGGTATCCAATTAAACCATAAATGCTATCTTCTGTTTTTTAAGCATTGCTGGTAGGGGTTTTGATACAGGCTCAAGTTCTTCCTCTGTATCTTCTAACTGGTCTTCCACTTCTACTGTGGCGACCTCTACATCAACGTCCTCTTCTGGTACGTCGATCTCTTCGTCTGAGACTTCTTCCATCCCAGACTGTTCTACGTGCTGTATCAGGCCGTCCATCTCCATAGACATTAACCCCATTTCGGCCTCAGCTTGCATTTCCATAATATGTTTTAATCCATGCCACGAAACTACGTGAGCAGGCAGGACGTACTCGCCCTCTGATATCATTGCTTCAATATCATCTCGTACATTCTCTGCACTTGATCCAACTGGAATAGGATTACCCGATACTTCGTCGTATCCCGCAATACCTGCGTCCATGCCGCCTGTACATTCATCACAACCACAAGCCATGCCGCCGTGATACATCTGTACTTTTTCGTCCTCTAGAACTTCGCTATCGACATTACGTTGGATGGCTTCTCCACGCGCTCTCTCGTAGGAATCTACTTCGCCGTCCTCATTCAAGTCGGCTTTCTTGTCGTCTAGTTGGAACTTCTTAGCTGCCATTTCTCTACCCTCTTCTGTGGTGATACCTTTAGTGGCGGTTGCTACGCCGCCAAGGGCGTATTCGTTTTTTGCAAATTTTTCAGGTTCTGCTAGGCCAGCTTCAATAGCAGCCTGTCTGACCATTTCATCTTTAGTTTTATAAAAAGACTGGCGCATCTCTTCTTCAGATATTTCTGGACGAAGCATAGGACGTACAGATTCTCGCAGAGAGGGAACGTCTTCAGGTATATATTTCCAGACAGGCGCACCGTCTTCATGCTTTTCTGGCGTTAAGACAAGAAAGCCGCCATCTACCTCCATGACAGGTTCAATAGGTCTACTGACAAAACCGCCCTTATTAAACCCAGTATCACCGCCCTTGTACCAATTAATGATGGGTGAAGTGTCTACGCCTATCTTTTCCAGACCTAGTAGACCTGCCGTACCCGCTAGTTTTAAACCATCCTTGAAGCCGAACTCTTCGCCCTCATCCTTATCGTCGTATCCCTGTTGGACTTCGTCTAGGATTGCCTGAGCTTCCTCTGGAGTGTAGTCGTCTGACATAAGTAACTTACCGTTTTCGTCGGTGAAGCTATGTATTTCAGCGTCCTGCTCCTCTAGTTGTTGAACTGCAGTCTCGCCAAAAGCCTTGGGCCAATTTACACCAGACTTGAGTGCATTATCTACTGCCACAGGTATGGGCTGCTCCTCGCCGTCCCAAATAGTAGGGATAAGAGTTTGGCGACCATCGATGTCTACAATTACGGTTTTTACCGTAGACAGTGACCCATCCTCGTTCACCTTAGCAGTGCCATTAGCAATATTATAGAAGTGGTGTTCTAAAATAGGGTCCATAAAATTTCCTTATTGTGGTGTAGCAAAGCCTTCTTCAGGCTGCTCTTCCGCAGATACCAATCCTGCAGCACCAATCAGACCTGCAGTAGCTATGCCAATATCACGGCGATCCCCTAGGTAATTCTTCCAGCTAGGTACACCGCCAGCACCTACCTTTTCAGCTTCGGCAATAATCATTTCACGTGCGCCGTTTGCATCTAGAGTGCCGTCATCAACCATACGCCATATGGCATCGACGCTTGAGATAAACCCTTTGTTGTTTTTCATCTCTTTAGGGAACAATGTACGTAGCTGCTCCCAAGATACCGATTGCATTTCGCGTGGAAGTACATCGCGTAATTTAGCCGCCTCTGTCGTAGCATCGAAGTACAATCCGTAACTTCCACGCATACCAGTCTCAGCTTTACCAAGGTTTGACCAACGGGCAGGGCTTCCTACTGCACTAGCACCTACAAGTCCCTGAGTTACTTCGTTTGCATTCTGACCAAGAGGTCTAAACAAACCTGCCGCAATCTGGTGGGTGTCTACAGTAACATCTTTAGGACTATCTGGATTTAGGATATTGTTAAAGAAGTTACGTACTTTATGCGCCCCGCCTAATTCAGGAGAGATACTTTCTAAAGTACCATCGCCATCTAGAATACGGATAGCCTTAGCCATGTTATCAAAGCTCTGGTGTACTAACTTAGAAGGTGCGCCTGATTTTGTAGCAACTACACCAAGAATATCACCTTCAGGACTTACCTCACGGAAGTTAGTGCCGAAGTGTGCTTCGTCATAAGCACGTATCCACATTGCTTTCTGTAACGGGGTTTCCATTTCACCCCAAGGTCTTCCGCGTACAGTCTCAAACTCTTTCTGCTTCTGCCAAGCTGTGCCGCCCTTAGAACCACCTTTCTTCTCAGTGGTAGCAATAGCATCCATCTCTGGGGTCCACGGAGCATTGTTGCCTAGTTCCGCATTATGTTTAATAATACGTTCACCCATACCCACATTCTGATACCAGTCTTTTCCGGGGCTTAGGGCTGCTAGAACACCTGCAGCCTTTGTATCAGATACACCAAAACGGTCTGATAAACCAAGCGCAATACGGTTAGCACCACGATACCAGTTTGCTGAATCCTTAGCGATCCCTAAACGATCTGACATATCGTAAAGACTTACAATATTATCAGTCATACGAGAGATAACATTCTGCGCAGTCTCTGTTACGTCCTCTGACCACAAGTTACGTAAACCGGGATAGTTCTCTGCCATCATAGCAAAGTTCTGGGCCATAGCAGAGTTACCGCGCATAAGTGCTTCAGTGTCAGATACCATAGTACCTGTACCAATCTGCCCTGCATCGCCGCCTTTTTCTTCAGGAGTAGTTGGTAGACGAGTGTCTACGCGACGATCAATGTCGAGCATTTCTTCTGTCTGATCTACTACTGACGTAGGCACTGAAGCAGAACTCTTCTTACGGATAGTAACACCTGCAGCACCTAACTGGTTGTTAGTTACCTCGAAGTTATCTCCTAGCGTAGACTGTATATACTCACGAAGCTCTTTCTGCGTGAAACCTTTTTGGTATGTACCTGCAGAAGTAATAATAGACATATCTTCTGGTCCAGCCGTACCTTTAGCGTTTAGCACATCGCGGCCTCTAGTAGTAATAATAGCTGTACCGTTTGGCTCAAGGATACGACCAATATCAAGCACAATGCTATCTCTGGTCTCTTTAGGAACTACGTTAAGTACGTTAAGATTGGTTACACGACCATAAGACGCATCTGGGATATCTGTACCTGCGCTGTAAGTAGGCTCAAAGCCAGAGCGAGGGAATGGCTCAAAAGTATCATAACCAAGCTCACGCTGAGATAGACCTAATCCCGCACCATAATCTAACGTCTTACCTTCACCAGATAAATCAGTGAGTAGGGTATCCGCTTTCATATAAGTGGGCAGAGTACCTGCAATCTGTGTCTTCTGGGCGTTTGCGGCTGGGGGCATCTCACCGCTAAACATATTACCTAGGTTACTACCTACCACAGTAGGATCATATTCAGGCATATTTTTAGCCACCGCACGTACACCCATAGCACCTGCACCTGCAGCGGGTATTAGAGAAGACGCATTAAGAGCATCACCTAATATACTTTCTCTAGCAGCATTAATCTGATCACCTGTGGCATTAGTAATATCTACGCCGTACATATCCATAAGACGGTCATCTAGGTCTTGGGTAAACAAAGCCTTGGTGCTGTCTACTACATCTCGTACTGCTTCTTTAGTAGTCTCAACAGGTGCTTGTACAAAGTCTTTCGCTCCTTCGTACATACCCTGACCAGTTTCCTTCAGGAAGCCAATCTCATCTTCGTTAATATAGCGTCCTAGCTTTTCACCAAAGCTGTCATACTCATTATCAAGTCCAACAACATTATCTAGAATAAGCTCACCCCAGCTCATTCCTTTTTGTGTCTTCTCAAGATCGTCTTCTGGTTTGTCTTCCCCGAAGAAGTACTCATAAAAGCCCATTATTCGGCTCCCTTTATGACCTCATCTCTCAGAGTGTGAAAACGCCGTAACTCTGCTATTGCGCCTTGTATCTCTAGGATGCGGTTATGGTCTTTGGTGGTTTCGAGCAGACTGTGCATAGTTTTAATGCGGCGGTCTGCGTAGTCTTTTAGCGTCTGGTGTTGGTCCTTATCGTTAACGAGTGGTAGTAGAGAACGATAAAATTGTTTATCCATTATTGTACTGGACCTTGCTGTTGTGGTTGTGGTGCGTTACCGCCATTGGCTCCACCGCCTTCTCCAGTAAACCCTGCAGCGTCTGGCTCAGGAGCAGCTCCTGCAGCAATATTGCCATTGCCGTTACCTGTAGGGTCTTGTGGAGATGGTGCGCCTCCTTGCTGATCTGGGGCAGGGGCAGGAGGCTGTTGTGGCATTAGTGCCTGTATCTCAGCCATCATCTTTTGCTGGATAGCTGCCTCACGTGGATCGTTAAGTATCTTGTCTTCATCCAAGTCCATAGACGATGCAAGCTCACGTAGAATGTAATCGTATTTAACAAACGGGGCCATCTGTTGATTGGCAGTCATCTGCATGAACTGTAGTAGTCGCTGGCTACGTACTTCGTTGCGCATTAGGCTCTCAGTGCCACGCGCCTTTACGTCTAGATCACCAATAAACTCTTTGTTGAAGTTGAACTGCATATTGAATGCGAACAGAGCTTTGCCCAGTGGGCCTAGCAAGTAGTCGTCAATATTACGGACAACGGCTTTGATGTTCTGAGCCGCTGCACCCATCAACATAGACATACCAGAGGCAGTACGTCCCACACCGCCTACTGCACCAGAACCGTGGCTATAAGATGGAATGCCTGTGGCCTCGTCTGCAAGCTGGCGGCTCTTATCGAACATCATCAATAGTTCTTGCGACACGTTAGGGAACTTGGTGCCGAAGATGGCCTGTCCCGGTGCGCCTGCCTGTCTACGGAAGACTTTGCCCGGATACACTGACATATCCTGCCCCGGTACTAGGTTAGTCTCATCTACCTCAATGAGTAGGTTTCCTGACAAGGCTCCATTATCTACAGCCATACGCATAAAGCCATTCATTAGCAATTGCGTATCAGTCATGTTCTCCGCAACGCCAATGCCGAAGAATGAGTATGGGTTTAATTCGTATGGGACGGATAGGTAAGGAATGCGGCTAGGAGTGAACGGATTTAGAACCATGCGGATAATCTGGTTGTTACATACCCAGATATTTACTTGTACTTGGTCTTTATCCTGTAATTCTTTAGGTAGATCGATGTCGGCTTCTTCTGCCAGTTCAGCATCTAAAATGCCCCAGTACTCTAGTACTTCAAAGCGATCCATTTCAGAAGAAATTGAATCGTCCTCTAGTGCGTCTTCCCAATACTCACGCTGATAGGAGGGTCCGTAGTCTATCGCTAATTCTATGCTCTCGGCGCGGAAGTGTGGACGCTTCTTCAGTGATCGCATCTGTGTGCGGTTTAGTCGGTGACGCTGTACAGTAAATTCTGCCTCAGACATATTGCGAGCGTCTGGATCAGGATAGAAGTCCCAGATAGAAACGTATTCCATCTTTGGAATAGTTTCGAAGATAGGATCGTAGTTACCTTCTTCGTCCCAGCGGGGATATTCCTTGTCCATAGCAAATGGACCCTTGAATACACCCGTACCGAATAGCGTACATTCGAATGCTACGGATCGTAGGTGCTTAGGCGCGTCAGTCTCATCCAACTGATCGTGCATTAGTTTTTCCATCTTCTGCGCGGCACGTTTAGCTGGCTCAAATGTAATAGAACCGGGAATTGTACCCGCACCCATCTCCAAATCTTCTTCGATGGGACGTAGTTTCTCTTTATATAGGCCCAAGTCCTTGGCAATGTCTGGACGCGCAATAGATTTAGGTACTTCGTACTCTACATTTACCTTTTCTTTGACTTTTTCGTCTGTAATTGCGTTTGGATTGTAGGAAACTTCCCCAGCTACGTTATTTGGAAACTGTCGAGCCTCAATACCAATAGGAAACTTCGATCCAGCGAACAATACGTCTACAACTTGGGCGTATGCGGCTAGAACTTTAGTCTTAGTCACCTTAATGAAGGCTTTTGACTTCTCAGACTCGGTAAATTGTACTTCTTGGGAGTATAATCCACGATAATTGCGGTATGCATCCAGCCAACGCTCCTCGTCTACCAGTCGAGCGTCCTTAGAGCGGCGATATTGGCTCTCAATAAAGGCTACAGTGCCAGAAAAGCTAGTATTTTCCTCTACTACGTCACCATCTTCTTCTAGAGGAACTGCTAGAGTAGAGTCTGTAATGTCTTCTGGTAAGGGTTTGTCCATTAATGCCATATTTAGTACCCAAATATTGCGTCAGCAGATTGCCAACGCTGTTGTGGAATGCCTTGACCCCAATCAAATGGTGATCTTGCCCTTGGTCGGCTCATAACTGCGTATCTAACGCTGTCGTAGGCGTGGTCTGATGCGTATCTAGGGTCAATATCGTCCGATCCGCGTGGGTCAGAGGGTATAATTGGTAGATCAGCTATAATTTGTCGGCAGGTATTAAAGAATACTATGCCAGCTTGGCCCGTGTCTTGGTCTACTTTCAAGACTTCGTGCAGTCTGTTCTTCCCAGCTATACGTGCGCCGTTAGTCCTGTCGCTCGGTCGCCATCTACAACCCATAGAAATCATCTCTTCAGCTATAGATGGGCCAATTTGCCCTCTGTTGTGCCAACAACTACTGTCCAATATACCGTAGTCGATACGTTCTGAGCCTTCTGCCTCTAGGACTGCCTTGGCTAAGTCACGCCCAGTGTGCTTACTGAGGTATAATTCTCTGTAGCAGACTAGGGTGTCATAGTTTGGATCAATCGCAAACCAGTGAACAGCACTATAAGAGCTATATCCAAAGTCACAGGACCGAAACCGCCGCCAATCTGGGGGAATGTCAAAGGGTTCGACCACGTGTACCGACTGTCTGAACTCAGGAAATGCTGCGCCATCTGCAACTGCCCAGTCTCCCTCTAGTAATTGTCTACGTTGCATCTCTGGTAGAGAGAGTAGGTTGGCCTCGTACTGACCACCTTCCATGAGATACGGGTTATCTTTCAGGCTTGCTGGTATAAATCGTCTGTAGAACAGAGGTTCACCAGCTTTTTCATGCCCCTCTGGGAATACTAGGTCTTCTCCAGAGTCTAAATCCTTTGCCACAAACTTCGTATTCGCTGGGGCAGGGTCTATAAACATCCGCTTTACCCAGCCGTGACCACTTCCACCGGGGTTAGTAGTCGCCCTCATGTAGATGGGCAGGGTAGGGTCCGTAGTACGTAGACGGCTTCGCATATAATTCCACGCGAATGGCGTAGGATACTGCGTAAGTTCGTCGAATGCTACATACGAGAACGCTTGACCTTGGTAGCGTAGAACGTCTTGATCCCGTTCCAAATACGTAAGCCAGAGCTTTGCACCCGAAGGAAATGTCCACTGAGACTTTTTCTCAGCCCATCTAGCCCCTTGAAACGCTTTAGGATAAAGTTCTTGGCTTTTCCATATAAGTTCGCGTAGTTCATCATTTGTGCGCCGTAGTATTAGTCCATTGAAGTTTGGGTTTGAGAAGTACCGCATCGGGTCTGCGAGTAGTCCATACGACTTGCCGCCTCCAGCGGCCCCGCCGTACAGCACTTCTCTTTCACTGGCTGCTAGAAACTCAGTCTGTGGCCCCTCGTTGGGTGCGAATATGACTTCCTGTTTCTGTTTTTCAGATTCTATCACAGAGAAATCTAGATTGGAAGTATCTAATTGCTCTGTTGGTTGTAATTGTTCGAGGCGTTTCTTGGCAATAGTTAGGCGGCGTTTAGCGTCAGTCTGCTTGCGCTTCGCCGCTGCTAGTTTCTTATCCTCAGCGGTCTTAGGCTTGCGCTTCCTATTCTGCTTTGCCAGTTCCTTCAGACGCTTGGACGGGTTGTCACTGTCTGGTCCTCTACGGTCCTTCCAGATGTGAATTAGCCCCTGATGAGAAATCTTATCGCCAGTCTTGCTGGTGAGCCACTCCGCTGTCTTTCGACTGGAGTGTCCTTCCTCTAGGTAGTCTAGAGCCTCTTCTACAAGTACAGCCTTTGCTTCGTCAGGTATTAAGACTAGGGGGTCGTCTTCGGAAGCTACGTAGGCGTATGGTATTTTAGCTGTCTTGTTGGCTCTGCTCTTATTTAGCCAAATGCTCAATCTTCACTTTTCGGTGGCAAGATAAACATTGCACCGCCTGTATTTTTAACTTCTACTTGGTCCTTCTTGATCAAGCCTGTACGGTCCAGAATCTGTGCAGCCGCTGCAATAGAGTTTCTGGCTCCCATAGCACTTGGATCATCTAGTACGTCTACCATTCCCCACGCAGCTTTAGGTGCATTCATAGCCATCACCATAGCCGCTCGTTCATTAATCTCTTCCTTGAGTGCGGCTACCACTACAGTGCTAGAGGTGTTGTCTGCGTAGCCAGCCACCTTCATAGCCTTCTTAATATTACCCTTGCACTCCTCAGACATCAGGGCATCAAGAAACAGCTTCTGCTTATCTGTGAGTTCTTTCTTCTGTTCCATAATTACCTCAAGTACACGAATGCTAGTCCGACTGCGCCAGTGCAGATCATCCAGAATATACGCTCCGCGAATGCAATCTTCTGACCACGGGCAATGGCCTGACGCTCCATCTCGTCTAGGCGGTCATCGACTTTCTGAATGCAACTATCGAATTTATCCATTCGCTTGAAGAGAGTAAGCATTCGTTCTTCCATCCGCGCCATTGCGACTACTGCTTCGGATAAACGATCTAGTTTCTCTTCCATGCGACTCAGCCTATCATCGGACATTACCTATCCTTTTTTCTTCTGCTTCTTCTTAGGCCAGCCCTTTTGCATATCACTGTACGCCTTCGGACTTATTGTACTGTTCTTCTTGGAGCGGCTGGTCCCAGCGTTCTTCCGTTTGTTGATGTTTTTAACTAGAGACATAGCTACCTACCACTTCTTACACGACCAGTATCTTGCGGTGAATTTATCCTTCGCCGTGTCGCACTTGTGTCTCGCTCGGAATGACTTTCGACGTTCTGGATTACTCTTCTTAATGCGCATCTCTGGGTCGCCAAAGCGCACGATTTTCTCTTTGCCATTCTTACAAGCCTTAACGACAAATTTTTTAGGTCCATCAGGTGTTCGCTGTGGCTTGTTGCATTTCATCCTACTCTTATCGATTGCCATTAAAAACCTACTATATAATAGTACAGACCGCCGCCCAGACCTCCCCAGACGACGAGTACAATAAATATCCACGTTAAGACTTCCATTAGCTCTTGCCGCTCTTTTTCACGCTGACGTTGAGCTTCCTTACGTGCGGTACGCGCCTTGGCCTGATACTCCACCCAAGCGTCATACATTCCGGGTCTTCCGTAGAGCCGCATATGAGACTGGAGTTGGGCCTTTTGCTGGTTTATCTTTTCTAGAGCTAAGAACTCTTCGAAGTCGCTTGCGTCCTTACCCAATACTTTATTAAGAGGACTTTTTTTCTTCTTCTCTGCCTTCGCCTTCAGGTCTTCTTCAGCCCCTACAAAGGCTGCAATGGACTTTGCACAATCAGCTAACTCCCTAGAATTGGAGATAGCGGTCTTGATTACCCCGAATGCGGCATTGGCAGCGGCTAATTCCGCTAACATTACCGTCCCCCTAAATCTGTTCCCCTGCTACTTCGATTGCCTTACAAGCTCCAAAGGCAAACTTTCCCTCGTTCTGTCTGGTAAATAAAAAAGATTGTAGACTCACGTTGCACTCATTCGCCTCGAAGAAACTTTCCCGATAGGAATACACAGTACAATCAGTAACCGTAGGGCTATTGCATACTACCGCTATGGCTACCCACGTGAGCATTACTTCTTCTTTTTCTTCTTAGCCATACCGCCGTAGCTGAATCCGGGCTTAGTATCTTTTTTAATCTTCATGTAGCCGCCCATGTTCATGTTTGGCTTTGCTTTAGCTGCAGGGTTTGACGCTCCACAGTCTTTGCGCTTTTCAACTTTCATCGTCAAAGTCCTCTTCTAATAAATCAGGAATAAATCGCCTAGGTTCCAGAGGTACTTCGACTGAACAATCTTCTGTGGCAAAGTATCTCCCATAGCCATCAAACTCTTGGGCCATAGGATTGTCGTCTAATTCTCTTTGTGAGATGAGACCTTCTTCTAGTAGAAGTTGTCGGATACGGTCAAAGGTTAATACCTGACCTGTACGCTCTTGAATTGCTGCACGTATATAGTACAGATTAAATGACATTTTTAGTTACCCCTTCATTGTAACATCTTACTATATGTTGGGTCAAGCCCTTATTTATGTAGATAAGTAAGTATTTACGTTGACGGATAGCTATTTAATTGGTATAAT